TCACGTAATTTCATTTCTTTTTCTTTAAGACCTAACTCTTGTTTCTTTAGTTGTACGTCTATTGCTTTTATAGCTAGGTCTGCATCTATTTGAGCAGCTTTTAGTTTTAAATCTTCTACTTTTAACTTTAATTCACTGTTATTAAAAGATACTTGAATACCTTTTTCTAGTGCTAAAGAAATAATGGAAGTATATACTTCAGCATACTTATCACCAAGTATTCTTCCATTATCATATTCTATTTTTACAGCTTCATCTAACGCATTTAAAAAGATGTCATAACTTCCTTGACCGTTCCAGTATAGTCTTTTCTCTCCATTAAGAGTTCTTGAAAGAATACTTCCGTGAGTTATATCCGACGGTTCTACTTTTAAAGTTTCTACATCTATAGTTACGTTAGGCATAAATTATTCTCCGTAGCTTATGTTATATTTATTAGTTTGAGAAAGGATACTATTTCCAGTCTGTCTTCCATTAACCATTTCAGGTACGTGTAAAGGTATTTTTATTTCTTTTAGAGTATCTATTAAGCATTGCTCTAACTGAATTTGAATATTTAGAGGAACTATTTTTGAAAGTCCAAAGTATTGATTTTCACAAGTAACTATAACAGTAGTCTCTACATCGCTATCTCTCTTATCGTTAGAAGTGATAGTAACCAATCTAGTTTTAAAAGCAGCCTCTTTAGCTTTCATAATAAAAGCTTTTTCTTCGTCAAGAAGTTGTTCTTCTTTTTCTTCTACTTTAGGTTCGTTTTGATCCAAAGTATTTTCAGTTTTCATTTTAGCCATTCTTTTTCCTTTATAAATTTAATAAGCCCCTTTCGGGGCTATGAATTATGCGGTAGCTAGTACCAACATCTTTAGTAGTCTTTCCGGTTGTAGGATAATTCCTGCATACCAGAAGTTATAGCTAAAGAAACCTTTTGTCCCAAATGGATTGCCTAGTTCTACTTTATCAGGACTTTGCTGTCTAAATACGATCTTATTCTTACCCTTCAAGCCTACTGTAGCGAATGCGCCTTTAGTTGGGAAAAGGATAGGGAATACGTCGAATTTACCGTTCGTATGAGCAAGCTCTCCAACATAGCTAGTAGGAATTGCAGCACCTTGTCCGGCATAAACGGTAGCAGTTTCAGATTCAATGAATCTAACTTCGTGCATACAACCTACTTCGCCATTAGCTAGCTTACTAGCATCGGCATACTGATAAGCAGGAATATATGCAAAAGTTTCAGCAGCATTTTTACCCTTAGTTATACTTTCAAGATCGTATTTAACTTCAGGTCCAATAATCGCATAGAACGCTTTGTTAATGGTTCTAGTATCAATTTTAACAGAACCTGTTACGATCTCCGTATTTTTCTCCGCACGGTTACGAGTAAGTCTTTGAACGCCTCTGCGTATGAGGTTATAACTTATTTTGAACTTATCGTCCTGAGCACCGGATGCTATAAGTCCTGCACCCATAGTAGCTAAGCTAGTACCTGTACCGGAGTAAATAACCGTAGGCGTACCTAGCATATCTAGTTGAATCAAGTCTTCGTAGTTTAGATTAGCTTTTTCTCCTAGCTCTTCGTGATAGCGAAGTTGCATAGTATCTTCAGAGAACATATCGACTTCATCGGTATATTCAATCATTTCACCGTATCTAACGAAACTAGTCTCGATTGTAACTTTTTGGAAATCTACCTTATTACCGGTAGTAGCTCCTTCAGCTAGTTTGATACTGTTAAGACCGTTAGTTACGTCATCTATATTTCTTGAAGATAGGAAACCTTTTTTAGCAAAATCAGGATCTGATAGTTTTCTATCAAAAGATCTTTGCCATCTAGAAATCTTGTATGTCTTACCATACTTTAAAGGCATAGATTTTCTATCGGCAAACTGTCCGTAGATGTCTTTTAAGTTAGCCGCTTCGATACCTGCACGTTCGTAATAGTGAAGTATAGTATTAGCACCTTGTGTTGAGTTATTACCGGCTTTATATTCAAATGTAGCCATTTATTTCCTTTCAGTATTTAGCTCGAACGGATTTTAACCATTTGTAGTACTCCTCGTCGTTTTCTTCGTCAAGGTAATCCGTAACGGTCTTTTTATCCATCCGTTGTTGAGGAAGTGAAGCAGCAGCTTTAGCTTGAGATATCTGCTCTTGCTTTATAGCTTTCGCCTGCTCTTCGGCTTTCAGGCTCTCGTTTAAATTTTTATAGTAGTTTTGACCTTCGCTTAGATAGTAATCTAAAACAGGTCTTCGATAGCCGTCAAGCACAGCCGCTTTCATTGCCTTTGGCATTACAACATCATATACTCCGTTTTTTATATCTTCATGAAGTCCTTCAAGGTTACTAGGATTGTTCACGAAAGCTAACTTAGAAGTTTCATCCATAGATAAGAAAGCTTGATGAGTTCTCTCAAACTCAGGATCTTGTCTTAATCTAGATATAGTGTCTTGTAACACCAACATATTTTCGTCTTTACCGTATTGAGTAGGCGTATATTGGATTTCTTCCGTAGGGAGATCGTATACGTCTATATTCATATTTTTAACTAACGTAGCTAAGGCTTCTTTATTTCCTTTTTTAATATCTATAAATAAATTTATATCGTCTTGAGTAATCCCGTTTTCTTGAATAGCGTCTATAGTTTTCCTATAAGGGGCTATAGTCTGCATTTTCTTAGTATAATCCATTCCTTTAGATGCAAGCATCTGCATCTCGTTTAATGTAAAATCATACTCTAAGCCGTTAGCTTTAATTTTATAAGTCGTAGGAGCGGATATTTCCTCTCCATTAGATTCAGTAGTGTCTTCGTCTACTGGAGGAACGTTAGGGTCTTCTTCGGTTTCTTGTATATCTTGTTCGATCTGCTCTTGTTCGACTTCTTCCGTAACGTCTGTATTAGGATCAGTATCTGCAACTTGTTCTTGATTCTCTTCCTGCCTTATACGAAAAACTTCTTTTTGAAGTTCTTCATCTGATAAGTTATATAGCTCGTCTTCAGTCATTGCATAACCTCTTCTTCTAAATCTACTTTAGCACTTCCGCCAAGCTGTTTAATCATGAACAGATATTGACCTAATGTAGATACTGCAATCAGTTCTTCCATAACGTTAGGACGTTCTCCACGTTGCTTAACATCGTGTCTTGCAAGCATAGATACCAAACCTAATGGTTTAGTAGAAAGGTATCCATCTAGAATAATTTTTTTAAAATCTTCATTCTGCTCTAGTCTTTCTAAAGCTTCATAAAGCTCAACGTGGTAGCTGTTATCTACCGTTTCTAACTGATCTATTTCTTGGTTTGTCATAAAAGACTCCTTTAAAATTTATATTTAATATAATAGCAAATTATATAAATTATTTCAATATGTTATAAATAACGTTGTGTATTACCTTGTAACAACTTCAACGTTTCTCTATCTATATCGAATTGATTTTTTAATTGCTGTTTTTGTAACTCGGCTTTTTGCTGAACTCCTGCATACTGCTGGATATAATCTAAATCAGTCTTATCTGCAATAGAGTTTATATTCTTAGCTTTAGCTAACTCTGTTTGAACTTTAGCTCCTTTAAGTTCTTTATCTACGCTGTTTTCATCTGCTTTAGATTGCTCGTTGTTTACTTGCGCTTGCAGCATAGCGACTTGTAATTGCCTCATTTGTTCTGCTACAGGGTCTGGTTGAGGCTGATACGTATTAATCATATAAGCTAGCTGAGGCATTCGGTACAATCTAGCTATCTCAGTCATTATAATTTTTCTGATACCCGGATCTTCGCTAGGTCCTATAGTTTGAAGCATATAAGCTAACTCTTGAGCTTTAGCTTGGTTGTCATCTGAAGTAGATATGGTAAGGTCTATATCTATATTAGCTCCTAAATCATCTTTTTTAAGATATACGAATTCATCGTTAGTTATCCTAAACTGAGCCTCTTCATCTAAGAACTCTGCATCATATGCTAACCATTTACGAAGTAATGGTTTAACTAGATTTTCAGAAATATTTCTAACTAAGTTGAGCCTTCTGTTAGTTGCAGAATCTATAGCACCTCTAATGGAAGTAGCAGTACTTCCTAAACTATTTCCATTAAGACCTGTATTAAAGCTAGCTACTCCGGTTATACTTTCAGCTTCATTATTCATTAATGTAAGAACATTAAAGATACTTCCCGGAAGTTCGTTAAATCTACCGTCGTAAAAATCATTAGGAGTTCCATTAAACTCGAAATTCTGCCCACTTAGAAATCTTTTTTTATTAGAATAATCTAACGACCCTTTACGAATACCTTTTTGACCGTTATTAGATAAAGCCATATTATCTATAAAGCCTC